ACCATAAAGTTCATGTAGTCATCGGGCACACAAGCAAACCAATAACAAATATCTCGTCTGCCTTCAACAAATGTCACCAGCACCTTTGTGTCAGGATCCGGTGGCACAAACCACATTCCGTAACTTTGCTGTGTGCTAGAATAATCGTCGTTTGATCCTGTGGATTTCCAGCTAGTTGACCCATAAAATGGGCTTGCATAAAACGCAGTAACTAGTCTGTCAGTGTTGTCGTATGCTGTTCCAGAAGAATTTATTTTTAAAATTTGAACTTGTAAAGAACCCATAAATTTATTATCAAGATGACTAACAACTTTTGCCAGATATGGTCCCGAATCCGGCAACAGAATTGCAGAATCAATTGGTCTTGTGTTTTCGTTATTACTCATCTTTGTTCCTTATCTCGGTCTATTGTTTCTAGGGTCTCTTGGTTGTGTTTGTGGAGGCAATGTAGTAGTTGTTATTCGAGCTTGTGTCACAGATGTCTCTGTGGGCGGCTCAGGGCGTGTGGGCGGCACAGGGCGTGTGGGCGGCACAGGACTTGTATTCCGAGTTAATATGTTACCGTCAATTCTGCCTAATGCCGTTAGCGAACTTCTATACTGTGATTCAAGTTGTTGCACTTGATCAAAAAAGCTTTCTAATCCAACTAGTTTTTCTCCAATTGTTTGATAATCTCCTGATGCAATTTCACCAATGTTTGCTCCAATTTGTGCAAGTCCAAGCAAAGAATTTGCAGCCGGGCCGGCTTCTTCTATAAAGTTATTTACGCTGCTGGCAACGCCTTCTGCGCCGATTTGGGTTGCAAAGTTGCGTATTGCACCCAAGCCGGCAAAGAAAGTATCCACAATATTTTTTAATTTGTCAATCGAACTCTGTGTTTGGTGTGCTGTTTTTGTCATTGTTAAAACTTGTAAGAATTTTCCTTGCTCAAACTTATTTTCAACTACATTACACCTATAGAGACCAGTAAACTGATCTGCAGGATCGCTTAACAATAGGTCTCTGTTGTAATCAACTGGTGTGTTAAACTTTAATAATACGTACACCTCGCCTCTTAGCGGATCTGCTTCACGGTCAGCATTTATTCCTGGAGCCAACGGTGCAGAAACATAGTTTCCAAAATCGCTAGAATTAATAAAATAAGGATCGCCCATAATAGTCAGTTCCATACTAACAAGGTCGGAACGACTATGCAATATTAAATCTCTAAAGGTTTTTGCTGCCCGGGTTCTATCAGTGTCAATAAATGTTCCGCCGGCAGTTTTATAAAGACTTGTAACTTGTTCAATGGTTGCTCTCAACTCCCCTAGTGTATTTTCAGTTTGTTCGCTGTTTGTTGGTGTTGTAATAGGAGGAGTGCTGGGCGTTGTATATGCCGATCCTCCCCAGGATGTAACAGCTTGAGTACTTGCTTGGTTGTTGTCAGATGGGCGGCCCATAAAGTATGCTGCATTATATGTAATATTAAAATCAATAATATCTCTGTTGAGGCCAGTGTACATGTAATTGTATGCTTTAACAGCATCATCAATTGCACGATCTGTGTTGTTGGACATGCTAGGAAGAGAAACTGACGAACTATGTATAAAATACGGATATACTTCAAATACAAATTTAAATGCCGGGCGTCCTGCAGTGGCCATTTCAGTCACTGATAAAATATAAGTTTTAATTTTGATCTTAAACCAGGGACGCATTCCAGAGCTGTCAATTGGGCGAGTTATAAATGACTGTCCCCATTTTGACAAAAGTATCACCGATGTAATTACTTGTTCAATTGTTGTTCCTTGTGGATAAGTATAAACTCGTTCAGATGGGTCAATGGATAAGCTTTCTCTATTGTAAAACTCGCCGTCCTCGTCAAATATAAATGCTTCATTTGCAAAGTCAACTGTTCCAAACTCGTTGAAGCTGTCAATCATTGCACTTGAGCCAATTTCGTTGCTGTTTTGGCTGAGGCCGTCCAATGATATTGCAGATGCAAGGTTGTTGATTGCAGATCCGATGGTATTCAATCTTGAATTAATTCCCACTTCGAGATTAGAGGCAGTGTTGGTGTCATTCAGCCCATTTCCTGAGTTAATAGATGCTATATTGTTAATAGTGTTGCCAAGATTGCCCAAAGAATTGGATACATCGCCAATGCTTTCAATTGTGTTGTTAACTACATCAAGACCGTTTTGTATTGTTTGTAATGCGCCGCCAATGGCGCCGCTGTTTGCCGGCGCATCAGGAGAGATATCAAACGGAAAGTTTATTTGGTACTGGTCGCCAATGACCTTAAATGTTCTGTCTTCGCTTAATATTTCTTGTTTGTTTATTGCATTTGTCAAACTTCTTTCACCAAAACTTAAGATTTCGGCAACAGTTGACCCCTTGATACTTATTTCTTCTTTTAATCCCTGCCGGGCAAACGAAAGTCCTTCGTGGTTCCACGGTGTTGCAGTAATTTCATACACTGCGCCGTCTGGTCCTGATGTAAAATTGATCGAAGAGATACTTATAACAAAATTCTTTTGTGATACTTCCTCAAAAGTTCCGTCATCTTTCCAGCCTTTGAATTGCAGGCTTAGCAAATACGGTGCTTGAATATAATTGTCAAACCCTGCTCGTCTGGCTGCTAATGCTGCTGTTTGCAAAAATAATCCCAAGCTGTAAGGCTCGTGCACTTTGAAACTCAAGTTTGCAATAGCAACAGCAGGAGCATCAGAAGTAGGAGTAAAATTATTATCCAGTATTACATCATCAATAAAGAATTCGACATTTGAATCAATGTCTTCTTCCATTTGTGTGGTTGTAGTTTTTTTATTTCCGATGCCACCTGAGCTAATAATTTGTAGCTTTCCCTGTGTGCCTATATATTCTTCTGGACGATTAACTTCGCCGGGATACATTGCACTCATAGTCCAAATATAGTTATACGATACGTATTTGTGCAGTGGATTGGCCAGTAATGCCATGTATTAAACTCCTAACAATGATGATAATGTTGATTTCTTTGGTAAAAATATTTGTGTCCCTGGAATAAAATCAAATAATGGATCTTTTAAAACTTCAATGTTTCTTTCCGTAAACACCCACCACAATTTTGGTGTGTCATACAAGTCAAATGCTAACAAATCTGGCCTATATGTGTATTGTGGTGTAATTTCGTACAGTATGTCACTTGGATCAGATGGTATTGATCGCTTTTGCCAAAAGTCTAGATATCCTCCGCTGTTTGTTTTTGTTAATCCGTAAGGACTTGATTTATTGTATCTTGCCATTATATAATTCCTTGTCCGCCGCCAATGTATCCACCCTGTACATAAGTATCTAGGCTGAATTTTCTCACAGTGTCTCTGCTGTATGCAGGCGATACTGTGATGTTCAAACGACTTAATGTTGGAACATGACTGTATCCGCCAGGTACAGAAGTTCTTGACAATTCCGGAGTTTGACTTAAATCTAAACTGTTTGATACAGGAACTTGAAGATAATCAACGCTATCCGGCAAGTCAAGGGTAAACAACTTAACCACACACGGCATCTTGTTAAAAACAAAGTCTCCGTATCCACTTAAATGAACCAATGGTGGCGGTGCGCCTAGATGGCTGCTGTTGCCGTAAAACATTTTTGTTGCACTTCTCATAAAGTGTACTGCGGATATCCAATATCTTCCGTCTGTTTCGTTTTCAACTGGAAATTCTGCAGTGATAGTAATGTCTTCGACTGTACTGCTTTGATAAACAGGATAAGCATAGTTAGTATGCGTGGGTTGCAGGTTATTGTAATTTGCAGCATGAGTAACTAATATTTGAGGAGTAGTCGGGAACACCATACTGTTGTTTGAATCATATAATGGTTGTAATATCGGGGAATTCATAAAGGACGGTATGTTGGTAGGAAGATGCAATCTTACTCTCCAGTCACTTCCTCCTGATTCTGACCCTGCACTCCAGCTAACCGGAGTATAATCTTCATAGGTTTCTTCGGCGCCAGCAGGGAGACCACCTAGTCTAGCCATGCGAGAAATACCCAGGGCGCTTCCAAAATTACCAAGTGCATTTGTTACCCCTACTCCGGCGCCGAGTATCCTTGATGCATCACTTGCAGTACCTTGCACTGTTTGTAAAAAATTGTTGATTCCTGATGTTGCCATTATTTGTTTCTCCTACAGTATTTAGTTGACAAAATTAACTATGTGTATTATTATAATACTAAGTTTGGAGAAACTATGAAAAGAGTAAACTATCTCAATAATAAAGACATGCTGAAAGAAATTCACAAGTCGAAAAGCACGTATTCTAGCTTTGTTGCGCCCGAATACGCTAATCACGACATTATTTTACTGAGTACTAATGAAATTAATATCAGGACAGTAGCCGAAGCTAAACGCAACAAAGCAAAGAAACTTAGCTCGGAAGAATATGATTGTCGAAAGAAAGCCGGCGAAAAGGTAAAGCAAGCTGATTGTGAACACGACTATAGAAAAATAGAAAAACACGATCTGATTTTTAGAGTTATGACATTTGACCATATACCAGAAGAGCCCGGTCGTAAGAAAAACCCCAAGACTGTTGCTGATACCAAGACCAAGTTAAACTTTCCTCCGTTTCACCATTACAAGTACAACGAAAATGATGAATTAATTCTAGTAGGCAAGAGTCATTGGCAGGGCGGTATGGAAAACGGACATTTTTCCAAAGAACACGGAAGAGCTACCAACACACTTGCAATGATGTGGTTGAAGTTGTGCGAACGATATGCAACCAGGGGCAATGTAAGAGGTTACACTTACAATGACGAAATGAAAGGACAGGCTATTTTGCAGTTGGCTCAGATCGGGTTGCAATTTGACGAATCAAAGAGTCAAAACCCATTTGCTTACTACACTGCTGCTGTTACCAACTCATTTGTTAGAGTTATTAACATCGAACAGCGAAATCGGCAAGTAAGAGACAACATTCTTGAAATGAATAACCTAACTCCGTCGTTTACTCGGCAAGCCGAAGGCGAATACGAGCTGGGGCTTCAAAGATTTGAAGACTCTCATAAAAAGAAATAGTTGACTTAATGACTTTATTGCTTTATACTATAATAAATTACGGAGTATAAATTTGTTTAAAAAAGCAGCGGTCTTTACTGACCTTCATCTTGGAATGAAAGGTAATTCCAAGGTACACAACAACGATTGTGAAGAATTTGTCGACTGGTACATTGCTACTGCAAAAGCAAATGGCTGCGAAACTGGAATCTTCTGCGGCGACTGGAATCATAATAGAAATGCACTAAATTTAACCACAATGGACAGTGGATTGCGGTGTTTGGAGAAACTAGGTGCAGCGTTTGACAAATTTTATATGTTTGCAGGCAACCATGATCTCTATTACAAAGACAAAAGAGATGTTAAGTCCACAGAGTTTGCAAAACATGTTCCGGGAATTACAGTTGTTAACGAAACTTTCATCGATGGTGACGTTGCACTGGTTCCGTGGCTAGTGGGCGACGAATGGAAAGGTATTTCCAAGATTAAATCAAAGTATTTGTTTGGACACTTCGAATTGCCATCGTTCTACATGAACGCAATGGTGCAAATGCCCGATCACGGTGAGCTAAAAGCTGAACATTTCAAACATCAAGAGTATGTGTTCAGCGGCCACTTCCACAAACGTCAGAAACAAGGCAAAGTTCACTACATGGGCAATGCGTTTCCTCACAACTATGCTGATGCATGGGACGATGACAGAGGAATGATGATACTGGACACTGAAAACAATGCCGAACCACAGTATATCAATTGGGAACAATGTCCTAAGTATCGCACAGTTACTCTTAGTAGGCTGATCGATGAGAAAGATGAATTGATCAAAAATAAGATGTACCTTAGGGTAGTACTCGACATACCAATCAGCTTTGAGGAAGCATCTTTCATTAAAGAAACATTCATGGAAGAGTACAAATGTCGAGAAATTACATTAATACCGCAGAAACAACTCGAAGAAATTAATACCGGACTTGATATCGAACAGTTCGAGAGTGTTGATCAAATTGTTAGTAACGAAATACTTGCAATCGATAGTGAAGCCTTTGATAAAAAGGTTCTTTTGGATATTTATAACGACTTATGATAAAAATTAAAGACTTAACCGCAAAGAACTTTATGTCAGTGGGGAATGTAACGCAAGCTGTGGATTTTGATAAAGAACAGTTAACACTAGTGCTTGGTGAGAACCTTGATCAAGGTGGTGACGACAATGGTTCACGAAACGGTACTGGCAAATGCCTTTGTATAAATACTATTGTAAAGGTAAGAAACACTGTTACAGGTGAAATTTACAAAACAACAATAGGAGAGCTATACAATGCCGCGATGGAACAACAGTCTAAAAAATAATTGCATTGATATATTAAATAATGTAATTAAAAATATAGAAACAAATACTTATAATAAGATGCTTGATGAAGTGTTAGCTTTAGATATAAAAAATAATAAAAAAAATATCGAAACCTATATTAGAAATAGATTAGGTATTGTTACAAAAGATTCAAGACATACAAAAAAGTATTGGACCCTCAGAGGCTGGACAGACAACGAAGCTTATGTTAATTCAAAAGAAAACAAACAAAAAAATTATAAAAGTGTATATAGCAGAGAATTTTGGTTAGAAAAAATTAACCTGTCTACTAACAAGCTTTATACAGTCGAAGAAGCAGATTTTGAACGTAACAGTCGTCGACCTATTAGAAAAGAATATTGGATTAATAAAGGATATAACGTCGAAGACGCATCCAGGCTAGCAAAAGAAACAAAATCTTCTAATAACAAAAAAGGAGCAAAAAAATCTGCAGATTCGGATGTAAGACGTGTTACATCAAAACGATGTATTGAATATTATACTACAAGAGGTTATAACAAAGAAGAATCTAAAAAATTAGTAGCCAAAGGTCAAAAATATTTTTCTAAAGATATATGTATCGAAAAATATGGAAAAGAAAGAGGATTAAAAATTTGGCAAGATCGACAAGACCGTTGGCAAGAGACATTAAATTCAAAGTCAGATAAAGAGAAAGCAAGAATTAATCGATTAAAACTTACAAAAGGAATAACCGTTTCGGCTGCTGAAAAAAAAATTATTAATGAAGTAGAGAAAACATATAAAGACTTAATAATTATACCGCAATTTACCTTATCAGTTAACAATAAAAAACAATATGTTTACGATATTGCTTGCAAAAATAAAATTATTGAATACAACGGAGACTTTTGGCACTGTAATCCTAAAAAATATTCTGCAGATTATATAAATCCTAGAACTAAACTGATAGCTTCTGAAAAATGGAAGTTAGACGAACAAAAAATTAAATTTGCCGAAGATCAAGGATACGAAGTTTTAGTTGTCTGGGAAAGTGATTTTAAAAGAAATAAAGAGGAAGTATTAGAGAAATGCATACAATTTCTAACACAATAGAAAGAAAGTTTATTGATAGCCTGGATCTATCCAACTTGGAAATTGAAACAGATAGCGGGTGGCATCCTGTAACTACTATTCACAAAACTGTTCCATATACAGTGTGGAAACTAGAGACTGATTCTGGATTAATTCTAGAATGTGCTGATACTCATATTGTGTTCGACCAAAGCTTCGATGAAATTTTTGTTAAAGATATTATCAAAAACAAAACAAAAATAATAACAAAGCACGGTCCTGATCTAGTTGTAAAACTTATCAAAACCGACCTTTGCGAGAATATGTTTGACGTAACAGTAGATAGCAATGATCACAGATTTTATTCAAACAACATACTTTCGCATAATACCACTATCATCAACGCATTGTCGTATGCGCTTTACGGACAAGCGCTTACTAACATCAAACGGAACAACTTGATCAACAAGACCAACCGCAAAGGTATGTTGGTTACACTAAACTTTGAAAAGGGAGGACTAACTTATCGCATCGAGCGTGGAAGATCTCCTAATGTACTCAAATTTTATGTAAACGATATTGAACAAGTTGACGCTACTACCGACGAAAGTCAAGGCGACAGCAGAGAAACACAAAAGGCAATTGGTACATTACTAGGAATGACCCACAACATGTTCAAGCATATTGTAGCTCTAAACACCTACTCCGAACCGTTCCTTAGTATGAGAACCAATGATCAAAGAGAGATCATCGAACAGCTATTAGGTATTACCTTGCTTTCCGAGAAGGCCGAAGTACTCAAAGAGAAGGTAAAGCGAACAAAAGAGTCTATTACCGAAGAAACTCTTAAGATCAGTTCCATTCAAACAAGCAATGAGAAGATTGGCCAGAGTATTAACACACTAAAGACTCGACGGAATGCATGGAACACCAAGACAAAGCAGGATATTGTAAAGTTTCAGTCAGCAATTACAGAACTCGAGCGTCTAGACATTGACAAAGAGCTAGAAGCTCACGATTTGCTTGCCAACTGGACCAAGCACAACAACGAAATAACAGCACTCAACAAGGAAAAGTCAACACTGGACTCTGCTATGTTACGGGCTGACAAAGGTGTGAGTACACTTGTTAATGATATATCCGGGTTAGACAATGCAACGTGTTACACATGCGGACAAGAACTTCATGCAGACAAAAAAGCAGAGATTACAGCTAAACGGAACAAAGAACTAGAGGATGCTACTACATACCAGAGCGAAGTTGCTCGTAAACTCGGTACAGTACTAACAGCACTTGAAAACATTGGCGATATCAACGGCAGACCAAAGACTTATTATGAAAATGCCAAAGAAGCCTATGAGCATCGAAATAATGTCGACTCACTAACCAATGCTCTGCAAACCAAACTCGATGACGAAGACCCTTACCAGCAGCAAATTGACGATTTAACCGAAACTGCATTGCAAGATGTGAGTTGGGATGAAGTAAACACACTTACATTGCTAAAAGAGCACCAAGAGTTCCTTCTCAAGCTGTTAACCAACAAGGACAGTTTTATTCGCAAGAAGATCATTGATCAAAACCTTGCTTACCTCAACAGCAGGCTAACTTCATACCTTGACAAGCTAGGATTACCACATCAGGTACAATTTCAAAATGATTTATCTGTAGAAATCACACAACTAGGCCAAGATTTGGACTTTGACAACTTGTCAAGAGGAGAACGCAACAGATTGATCCTAGGATTGAGCTTTGCATTCCGCGATGTATGGGAATCGTTGTACCAAGGTGTTAATTTACTGTTCATAGACGAACTTATTGACAGCGGAATGGACACAGCCGGAGTTGAAAATTCTCTTGCTATCCTAAAGAAGATGGGAAGAGAAAGAAATAAGAATATATTTTTAATATCTCACAAAGATGAGCTAATTGGTAGAGTTAACCACTTATTAAAGGTGATTAAAGAAAACGGCTTTACAACCTTTAGTAACGATCTTGAAATTAGCAGTGTTGTGTAACTAAATGATAGATGATGATAACGACCTGCACGATCAGTTAGCAAGAGCATTTTTAGAATACTTTAAAGCAAACGAGGTGTTTATTCGTAAACCCTCGCTTGCCAAGCGAGTTGCTGCAAGGAAATGGCTGAGTACTATTATGTTATTAGCTAAGAATCGACGAGAAGAAATATTAGATTCACACAGGTATAAAGGCGAAAAAAACTACATCAAGAAGAAAAATATCAAAAAGAAGGCTCCGTAAAAACTTCATAGGTAAGTACTGTATGCAATGGATGTACAATGACGAACCGGTTGAAAATATACCAGAAGGCTACATAGGCTTCGTTTATCTTATTACAAATTTGACAAACAATAGAAAATACATAGGCAAAAAACTCACAGAGTTTAAAACAACCAAACCACCTCTTAAAGGCAAAAAAAATAAAAGGCGCGGCACTAAAGAAAGCGACTGGAGAACCTACTGGGGCTCATCGGATAAGTTGCTTGCTGACATCGCTGCACTCGGTGACGACAAATTTACTAGGGAAATACTTTTCTACTGCATGAGCAGAGGTGAATTAAGTTACATAGAGGCAAAACAGCAGTTTGATCGTAAAGTTCTTGAAACAGATGATTACTACAACGGTATCATTAACGTAAGAGTAGGCGGATCAAATATACTTCGGCAGCGATTGTTAGAACATGCCAAAAAAAAGTAAAAACACAGGCTGGCGACAACGAGAATTAGGCAAACTAATAAAATCACAAATTGACGATACCAGTTATCAGCACCTTGTAAACAAAGGGGTGTGGCCAATAAACGGTATCCACAAAGGCAAAGAGATATCTGAGTTAACTGTTAGCTACTTGGAATTTATTATTAGTAGATTTGACAAAACAAGTTATGCAAGACAAATAGCAATCAAAGAACTCGCTCAAAGGCAAAAAAAAAATAATTTTTTAGGCAAACATCACAGTACATAAGGTTGGCGGGCCAGATTATAAATTCTCCGCTGTG